TGTCGAGCCTGCGGATCCTGATGGTCGGCACGTTGGCCAGACCAACGGCAGGCACACCCGGCGCTGTCTCCCAGTACGCTGTAATCGGGACGGCCTTAGACATCGCCTATCCCCTTGAGTTGATCCTTCACGCTTTCCTTGTAGCCGCGCAGTTGGTCGACGCCAAGCTGCAGCGCCTCCCTGACCTGACGATTCTGGCCAACCTTGAGCCCCTGCATCGTGACGATGTTGCCGTCGATCTGATCGCGCTCCTCGCGCAGGTAAAGGATCTGGATGCCCTCGCTGATCGGGAAGGTCTCCGGCAGCAAGTTGATTGTAGCTGCGAGCGCCGCGAACAGGGCCATCGAGACAGTCTTGCCCTCAGCCACGATCTCATTGCGCATTGCTGAGTAGGTGCCATTGTTGAGGACGCCGATGGTCTCGTACCCGACCGCTATTGCGTCCAGCCATGCGCGAGCTTCGGGCCCGGAGATGTTCGCTCCGAAAGGTGTAATCAGGTCGGCAGCATCGCCCTTGCTGAGAGTTGGGTCAGCTATCGCTGCGTCAACGAAGGCCTCAAATGCAGGTACGGTGCTCATATTATGACCTCAGTGCTGTGTAGATCAGGTCGCCGTCGATCAGGTGGATCGCCGCGACTCCGGTAGTGTTAGTCAGATGAATCTCGAAAGCCAATCCCACCGCAGCCGCCAGCGGATTGGTCGCATCGCCAGCCGTGAACGTAATGTCCATGACGTAGATGTCGCCTGCCGCCAGCCGGCCAGTGACGGCCGTGAACTGTCCAGTGACCTGAGTGCTGGCCTTGGCTATGCCGCCACCAGTGGCCAGCGTTGGTGCCACGTAGTCGCAAGTGAAATCGCAGGTATCGCCATTGGTCTCAGCAGCAGCCAGCGAGAACTGCAGCCGCAGAATGATGTCCTGTGTCAGATCAGTGTCAACCGGCAGCGAGTGATACAGGCTGGCGAGCTCATTGGTGGCATCGAACAGGAGCGCCGGCACAGTCGGAGTCGTGCCGATCGTGACGTCAGTCGGAGCGGTTGCGCCTTTGCGGAACTGGTCGCCCGAGAGATGCAATGTTCTGAGCGGGTGATCCATGGTGCTGTCGACGCGCCAGCGATCGACGCCCTGATCGTCATACCAGATCCAGACCGTGCGATCCGGGTGAATGACATAGGGCAGGCCCTCGGGACAGATGAACCGATTAGCAGCCGCGCTGTTGGTGTCCTGATGCGTCAGCGAGATGTCGAACGTGCCGATATTGCGAATCGCAATATACTCGCCAATGGCCCCGAAGCCGAAACTCGAGTCGATGCCAGAGAGATCGAAGTCAGCAGTCGCGTCGATCAGGTTCATCGTGCGAGCCGCGTTATTCGGGCCAAGCTGCAGGTCGTTGGTATTTACACCAATGCTGCCCTCATCGTGGCTACCGAGATTGAGAGGACCGTCGATGCGACCGCGGCCCAGGACGCGGAGTGACTGTGTCCGCGTGGCACCGAAGGAGGGCATCGCTTGGACAAACAAATTGCTGATGTCGTCGATCGTGCCGCCGTTCAGGAGGATCGAAGGACTATTGATTTTGAAGGCTTGCAGGTCAGAGACCGTGTGGCCGGCGACGTTGATGCTGCCGCCAGCGGTCCACAGCACATCTGAGTATTCGCCGTTGAGAAAAACCTCGCGCTGGTTCGGGCCGGAGAACATGACGAACCAGTTGTTACTGTTGGGCACAGGGTCAATGACGCCAAACGATACCGCGTTGACGTTGAAGCCGAGGCCGATGTCCGCGGCGCCGCCGTTGTGGTGCTGGAATGTCCATGTGTCCGTGGCCGATGGCCGCAGGTAGAGAGACTCAGCCCCGACGCCGAAGGTATTGTTCCAGCGCAATGCTGCCTGCGTGTCGTCCCAGTAGTGCAGGATGCTGACAGGCGTGTCACCAAACTGGACACCGAATCCATCGTTAAAGTGTATCCACGAATTGTTGAACTCAGAGAGCGCATTCGAGTTTTGGTACAGGAAGTATTTGCCTGTGCCGGCTGACATGCTCGATCGGACGACTGCTCGCTCTGTCACACCACCGAACGTGATGTCGTCGCAGTCAACCAGCGCATAGCGCGTCATTATTTCCGCGCCATTTCCGGGCTGGAACAGTCCCGGCAGGATGTTCTGGCCGTGGATGCCCCGGACTGTGCCGAAGTTGACCGTGCTGCCAGCGGCCGTCGAATACTTCGGCGCCCAGATAAAGCCGGTCATGTTGGTGCAGTTCATCGTTGCACCGTTCACGGTCGTTCTCAGTTGTGGCGAGCCATTGATGACCCCGCTGGTTGCCACCGTGCGAGTGCCGGCGAAGCCGTTGACTACAGTCGGTGCGCAGTTGACCACCAGCGGATTGAGCGGGTTGTGTCCGGCGCCGCTGCCAGCGTTAAGCTGCGGAAGCGCCTGCAGCACCGTGTATGCAGCGAAGCCGGGATTGACGGCTGTGGTGATCGTCGGTGAGCCACGGAACGATTCGTAGATGAACGTGCCATTGCTGAATGTGTGTGTGCCGCTGAAATTCAAACCGCCGCCGATGAAGGCGCCAGTGAAGGTCTCGACAGGATCGTAGTCGAATCCATACAGGGCCGTTGAGCTCGAGTACGGGCCAAGCACCACGCCGGTATTGATGTTGATTCGGCCGGCACCAGAATTCGGGACGTTGCCCTGCAGCGTGATGCCGTCAGCAGGGTTAGTGCCGCCGATCATGGACTGGCCACCAGCACGGCCCAGGGCGAAGAAGTAGTTGATGTGGTCGTCGTCAGCCAGACCCAGAAGGTCGCCGTGGTCGATCGTCGGGCCGATGACACCGCCCTGCGATGCCAGCGTCACCCATGCGTTGTCCTCTCTGACATACGGGATTCCGTCGACTCCGGTGTCAGCAAAGTGGATCGTGCCGTCTGCAATGTGTGTGTCGATCGCAGCGTGACTGTTGACGCCGATGTTCTGAATCGCCGTGTGGTCGATCGAGCCCTCAGTGAAGTGGATCGTGCCGTCCGCGATATGAGCGTCGATGACGAGATGCGAATTGACGCCAATGTCCTGAATGTTCAGGTGGCTGATCGCGCTCTCGTCCAGCAGGTTTAGCGGCTGGAGATGAAGGCCTCCGGGCTGCATCAAGCGACCTGCGGAGTGGCTGTGATCTTGTCGATCAGTTGCGTGGTCTGGTTGCGCTCGATGGAGAACACGTAGACAGGGTTCGGCTCCTTCTCAGGACGCTGTCCGAGCTGCACGATGAGATCCTCGAGGACCGTCTGACTTACTCCTTTGCCGCCAGAGCTAGAAGCCAATTTCTGTACGGCAGCAATAAGAGCGGACTGTGTCTCCGAGCGGAGCATGTCAGCTCCCGCGTTGGCCCTTTGCGCTTCGACAAGTGATCTGATTTCCGCAACGAGCGCATCAAGTCCTTCGATGGATCGTCGGCCGTCATCAATTTGCTCGAACGCATCACCGTCCTCCCGATATTCGTGCATCTGTGTTGGAGTTAAATCACCCACCGAGGCAGTCCTTTAGTTTTTCGAGCAATGTTTTGCGCATCGTCGCGCGCCTGAATTCCTGATTCGCTGACCGAGTATGCAGCATCGGCTTGCCCTTGACAGTAACCGGGTCAGTGAACTGGATGTCACCAAACTCCTGAATCGGGGCTATGTGCGGCAGCATCGCAGCGGCCCTGGCCAGCATTTGCGGGTCATGCTCTGCCGACAGGAACACAAAGTCACCGAGATCACCAAGCGTTTCGGTGTCGATCTTAGTGTCGTCCTGATGGTAGGTATCGAGCTCCTCCATGGCAGCCCTGACCTCAGCGTTGGTCATGTCAGCGATGTCGATGCCGTTCTGGTCGAGGATATTGGAGAGCTCCTCGAGCCGGCTGAGTAGCTCCTGCTGGTCCTGCTTAACGTCAAAGGCGCTGCCGAATACAGGATCACCACCGGCCTCAGCCTCCAAGGCATCGAGCAGCAGTTGCGGATCTCGCTCTGCAATGTAGCCCTGCTCATGTGCAATCTCGGCAGCGCCATCGAGCGTATCGCCACCATCCCTGACAAGGCCGCGGGTCATCTTTTTCAGGTCCCGAGCATCGATCTCTGCATCCATGGCTATGCCGCCGCGAGCTCTCATCGCCTCGATCAGCGACGGCCCAAAGATCTCCCGTTGTGATGGAAGATCTCCAGCCCTGATCTTGTCGAGGTACGGGTCAACGAACGGAGAGAAGTCCTCCTTGTCGGCTCGCATCTGCGCGTTGGTTGTCGCAACGATACCGCCGAAGCGTTCATTGAAAAACTGCTGCGGATCCTTGCCGGCACGGCGAGCGAGGTTCGGGATGCCGACCATGATCTGCGCCTGAAAATCAGCAGCCTCCGGTGACGTTCCGGTCTCGACCAGTCGTGTCTTGACCTTCTCGATCAGCTCCGAATCGATCCGGGCCTGCTCGGGATCCTCACTGGCTGCGAGGTCCTGAATCTCTTTGAGCGTGAGCTTAATGTTCTGGCGATAGATCTGAGCCTCGTTCTGGCTCATCGAATCCGGGCCCTCTTTGATGTCAGCCTTCAAGCCATTGTGGTGTGGGCTCGGAGCAATCTTCGCGAGGTACTGGCCGGCAGGGATCTCGATGTCCAAACCGTTGACCTCGGCATCTCCGAGGTTTTCTACGCCTACACTCTGAGCGACCTGATCGGCGTCCATCCCCTGCTCTTGGAAGTAGTCGATAAATCTCCGAGCCTCGATAAGGATTTTCTTGCCATCACCAGCGACCTTGTCGACGAATGCCTCATACGTGGTCGGCGCATTCTTGCGGGTCTCCGACTTCTCGGCCGCATCGCCCAGGACGTCCAGAGCCGCGCCATATTTCTCGGCCTTGTTTGCTCGGCCTGCGTCCCTGATGAAGCTGGAGGTCGGGCCTACGCCACCGATCAGGACTGTGCTGTACAGCGTGTGCGCAGCGATGTCTCCCACTCGGTCCCAGAATTCCCCACTACTTTTGGTGAACGGGACGCCAACAGTCATGGCCTCCATCGAAGGATCCAGATTGCCGCGGCCCCGCTCGTTTGCTTTGAGCAGCTCGCCGGCAGCGATGAGCGTGGATTCCTGCAGGACCTCGGTGACGAGCTCGGTTGCCACGCCTTCGCCGTACTGCAGGGATGCGCGAGCCACCGCCTGCTTCATGGTCGGCTTGGTCAAAACGCTGTTGATGACGCCGCCGACCTTGTCATTCATTATCCGGTCGAAGCCGGGAATGCGTTTGGTCAGGGCGCCAGCACCAATGGACTCGAGAGCAGCATTCACACCGCCGACTGCAGTTGCAGCCCACCGTGCCTCCTCCTCGTTCAGGCCCATGCCGAGATATTCGTCGTAGGCCAGACCGCGCTCAAGCCTGAATGCGGCCTCAGTCCTGCCAACCATCAGACCGCGGCCAGCACCATAAAGGGCGCCAGTCGCAGCACCGGGCAGCGCACCGACACCGCCAGCAGCAGCGCCAGTCGCGGCACCGTAGGCAGCGCCTACGCCCGTACCGATGGCAACCTCGTCAAGAGATTCGCCAAGCAGCCACGCCTGAATCGGGACCTGCTGCGCCGTGCCGGTAAGCACCTTTGCGTACCATGAGTCAGCGCCAAACATGCCGCCCTCGGTGAGCTGGCTGAGTTGCTCGAGGCGAGCCTTGTCAGCCTCGTTATCGGGATTCTCGAAATTGGTGAGCTGTCTGTCACGAATTTCGGCAATCTCGGTCATCGCCCAACCAGACTGCCAACTGAGCGACATTTGACGGTACGTGCGCTCGAGCCTTGTGAGCTCAGCGTGATCTCGCTCAAGGACTGACAAGTGGAAAGGGTTTTCAGCAACGAATCGATTGAACGCCGGGGCGCCATTGATCCGGTCGGTGTAGTCGTCGTAGTTGAACTCGTCGGCCTTGACCTTTTTTAGCAGGTTCGGGAGATCAGCAGCGACCACTTCTGCAGGCAAGTTGGTGACGGCCTGCACCCCGAAGATCTGGGCAGATTTCTCGGGGTCGTGCTGCTGCCGATTAGAGGCCTCGAGGCGAGCTCTCCTCTGTTTCTCGAGTAGGTCCTCGACATATTCCTTGGTCGCGCCCATTACCTGCCCCGGAGCCTGCGCTTGATCTCCAGATCAACGTCAGTCATCTCTGCGTCAGTGATCGTGTGGATGTTGTATCGCTGGCCGTTGGTGCCGAGCAGATTAACCATCGCGAAGTTGGCTCGCTCATAGTCATTCTCAGAGATGTCATCAGGCGCGAGCGAGATGCCGTCTGCCATCTGCCGGAACTTCTGCCTGTGTGTCATCGGAACACCGCCGACGCTAGTCATCCTGCCAGTGAGCGGCTCGCGACCTAAGTTCAGCTTCTCAGGTGACATCGTAGCGATCGGCTGCTTCTTGTCCGGGTCATCTTCCGCGCCGCGCCAGTATTCACCCTGCATGAAGGTATCGGTGTATGCCGTGGCCTCCATCATTCGAGCGTACACCAACTCCTCCTCGTCGGTCGTCAGCCTGCCATTCTTGGCATCCTCGGCCACCTGAATTGCAACGTGATAGTTCGCCACCGTTGACCAGTAGAGCTCATTGTCCTTCGCGTCCCGCCCGGTCGCAGGAATCCTGCCGGTCTTGATGAGATCTGCCTGTACTCGCTGCATCGGTGTCGGGCCCGGAGTGCGAGGCGTTGCTTTCGCAGGCTGGCGCTGCTCCTCCGCGATTCTCTCTTGCTCTTTCTTCATCGATGCCCACTGTGTCGCCGTGAACGACATCTTCCAGGCTGGATCCTCAAGCGTAACCGCTGGCTTCTGATCGTCTGGAATGCTCGCCCAGACTGAGTAGCTCATGCCCTCCTCGCCTATCGGACGATCCCAGACATTGAACTTGCCAAATTCTCGACCCTCCATGGTGGCGTTGAACTGCTCTTTGAGCGCCTGTCGTTGGAACCCTTGCAGCTTTCTCCATTGCTCACCGGGCATGGTCTCTGGATTTGTTCCGTTCAGCGCGAGCTCGCCGCCAGCGAGCATGATGTCTGCGATCTCAGCGTCCTCTTCCGCTTTGATGTCCTGCCGATACTGAGTGGTCAGGGTCCGAAGGGCTGAGCGAGCGTCTGGATCCATACCCCTGCCAGCCTCGCGAGCGGCTGCAGCGACCTTGCCGGGATCGGTGTAGCGAGAGCGAATCTCGTCAAAAGCGGTGTAGGCCTGATCCATGGTCTCATCGTGCTCGTTGCCATTGCGGGTTTCCTCGAGCATTTTCACGCGAATGTCCAGACCCAGGAAGTCAGCGATCGAGCCTGAGCCCTCGCCGTTGCGGATCTGTTCCTGCGTGATGGGCTCGCCTTTCGTCTTGGTGTGCGTGATGGACCGCTCCAGCAGGATCTCGCGCTCCTTCGGGTCCATGGCAGTCAGGCGCTTGAATGCGGTATCTGAAACAAACGTCTGCATCTTGAGCTGATACTCCTCCTCAGATAGGTAGCCACGCTCTCTGAGAGCCGCTCCCTGCTCCATAACGCCGAACATCGCATCCTGAGCAGTCTGGGCATCGCCGGCAGCCATGATGACGCCCTGAGCAGCCAGCAGGTTCTTGTTGAACTGGCCCACATTCCAGTCGATCTCCTTGGTCCGAGCGTTGTCGCCTACCGCGACAGAGCCGCGCGCATCCATCAGACGCGCCTCAGCGTCGAATAGGTGCTGATCTCTGGCAGACCTTACCGTTGGGAACAGGCGCTCGTAGTGGCCTTTCATGGCCGTCCTGTACCGCTCATCGTGCGTGGCAAAGTCCTGATCGTCGGCCAGCCTCTCACGCTCCTGAATGTCAGCGATAAGATATTCGTTCTTGGCGTTCGAGTAGCTGAGCGCGTCGTCCTTGTCCTTGTGCTCGATCGCCATTTGTACGAACGTGCCAGCAGCTCGCTCGAGAGAGTTGGCTACAGCCATCTCGCCCTGTCCTGGGATGTCAACACGGCTGGAGCGCAGAGCGACTCGAGGCCCGTAGTCAGATGCTTGCGGTAGTGTTCCCATTATTCGTCCTTGAAGAATCTCTCGACGGTTGTCAGCGGATCATTCTCTCGGTCACGCGCCTCCATCTCGTAAGGGTGATCCATGTAGCCAAACTTGTAGAGATGCCACAGATACTTGGCGTAGAACGTCCACCAGCCATCGCGCTGGACCTGATATACGTGTTCCATCTCATGCCGAAAAAGACGGTCAGAACAGTCCTCTTTGGCATGGCGAATGAACATGAACGGATACAGGACCCATCCGGTGTAGCCCTTGCGGACCAGCCTGCTGCTATAGCGGACTCTCAATTTCACTCGATTATTTCCATCTCGAACCATGTCTCACTGGACTCAGCATTAAGGTTGCCGCCAGATCCCTGACGCACCAGAAGCTCGAAATAATCTGTGGCTGCCACTGTAATTACCCCGGTGTCGATCTGCTGATCCCACGAATTCGGCCCAACATTGGCCGTCATCTCTGCCCTTGGCTGCCAGATCATAGCGTCATCAATGGTGCCGCCTGCTCCGTTCTTCCTCATCGTGATGGAGCGATAGCTTGAGGAGCTCGCTTGCCACCGGATGTTGCCGCGGAGTTTGATTCGAGTGACGCCAGCAGGAACCGTCAGCCGGCTGTTGTTGGTGACAGTGTCGTGGATCGTGGCGGTGTCGTAGGCCTCTTGGTTAAAGGCAAGCACCACATCAGCACCAGCGCCACCGATCACCTGATTCGCATTGTGATAGGCCTTGGCCCCTGATACGCCAGAGACAACGGAATTCAGGACGGAATCGACGCCAGCCTGACTGGTGTACATCGGCGCATCGTCTGTGCTTCTTACCCAGAACTGGCCCTGGCCAGTAAAGTCGGCAGCGGGAGTCGCCCGGTCTGCGATGTAAAGCGAGCCTGCTCCTAAGCCGAAGCCATTGTCATCGTCGCCAATAAACAGGATCGTTCTGACAGCAGCGCCAAGGGGATTCGACAGCACTTGTCTGGTGCCGTTGTCCCAAAGCTCAGCGGTCAGGTTGATGTCTTGGTCGTCATCATTGGTGAATATCAGTTCATTCGGAGCCGATGTTGAGAGGACCCATATCTGAGCGAAGCCGGGGATGCTTGCCGTAGCAGCAGGGCGCTCCTCGAATACCAGTGCTGGCCCGGTGGCACCACCATTTCCAAGCAGCCGTAAATATTCCGTCAGCCCCTCGAACTGGAAGCCAGTAACGAGTCCAGTTGCAGACAAGCGCATCGTGGTAGAGGCGCTGTGGCCCATCGTTATGCCGCCAGTATCAAGCGAATTCGCCAATGAGAGCAGGCCGCCAGTATCAAGCGCGAGCATGGTTGTGGCAGGGCCGGGAGGATTGAGGGTAATCGGGACGTCAGTGGTGGCACCGCGGTCGGTGACGCTCTGCAGCGTGTCGATCTCCACACTCGATGACGGATCGTAGTAGAGCGTGAACAGCAGCGGATCTACGCCGACCGTTTTGGCGTCTGGATCGCCTGACAGATTCCACAGGACGATGTCGGCCAAGCCCGGATTCCAGACCGGGACAATCGTGCCGCCAACGAAATCGCGGTTGCCGTCAGCATCGCCATCGCGGATCCATGCTGATGTCCGGGCCGAGTAGATGCCGTTGTCGATCGGATTGGTTTGAGCGGTCACTAAGACGCGATCGAAAGCCCCCACAATCCAGCCGTTGATGTTCTGTCCGACCCCGGTCAGCACCGGGATATTGGCCGTCAATACAGTGTGAACTGGCGACTTGATGGCCAGCCCGGTGACGAATCCATCTACTCTGAAATTGTTAGCCATTTACCCCTCCCAGAGAACGCGCGGCTTGACCGGCGAATAGAGGCCGGAGCTCGGTATTTGGCCCGGAGGAGTCCACAGCTTGCCGACATTCTCGGCGCCGGGAACAGGCGAATACATGGTGCCCGGTGTGGTGTTCATCGTTGCCCCGCCACCCGGAGGCTTGGTTCCACCGCCCATGCCGACATAAGCGGACACGGCCGATGTGACTCCGTCGATGATGCCTGCGGTCTGGGCAGCTTTGCCCTCGCGCTCAGCCGCGTCAGCTCGATACTGCAGACCCTCAGCCTCGTTCAGGCCGTTCCACAGAACCGACATGACGCGGTACTCGCCTTCGGTGTTCAGATCTCCGAGAAGTTTGGTGATGCCATCGGTGCCGGCGCCTGACATGCCAGCGACAACAATGGCGCGCGAGTGCATGAGCTCCTTGTTGCGGATCTCCTCTGCCATCTCGCGAGAGGTAATGGCCATCTGCCGGCCAGCAGCGTCACGGTAGCCCTGGGCCTCCTCGTCCTTGAGCTTTTTCGCCATGTAGCCCTTGTAGGCTCCGGCGACAAGCATTACTGCTGCGACTGCTATCTGTGCCATTTGTCAAACCATCCGTAGTAGACGCCATATAGGTGCTCAAAACCCAGTCGATTCAGTGCCATGCAGCCCTCGACGCTCTCGGCAATTGATACAACTGGACCGCGATACGCCCTGCACCAATCCATGCTGGCCTTTAATGCTCGGCCGATGGTAATGGAATTCAGGTAGGGCTGCAGCTCAGGCGTGTATTCCGTGAAAAACTTTCCGATGCCGCCCTCGCGCATTACGCCAATGATTCCGGCGACTTCGCCATCCATCAGAATGACATACGCGCGCATCGTGCCGAGCTTCTGATCGCCGTAAAAATCTTTGATGTCCGCGGCTGTCGCGAACCTTGACTCAATCAGCGGCGAGCGCGTCGTTTCGTGTTGCTTCTTTTCTCGACCGACTCGAACTCCGCTAACATTGCCAGGATCGTCGCAGGCCGCGGTGACGCTGCTTGCAGGCATATTCTTGAATCCGGTATCCACTCCCCGCCGAACGAGAAGTTGTCCTCATGGTAATCCTCCCAGATCTGGCCGGTTGCCGTGATTTGGCCCTGTTCAACGAGAGGCATATCGTACAAATTGTTAAAATCCGGGCCGTACTGCAGCCCTTGGTAATGCAGGTTCTCAGCGATGAATCCGATCTTGTTGACCTTCTTGCGCTCGAGCAGGCCGATGCCATCGAGGGCGCCGAGCTTGGCGCTCTTGAATTGCGCGGTGTAGGCCAGTCCGTAGACGACATTCGAGTACGGCGCGTTGTCGACCGGGACGCCGTCGAGCACAGTGGCCGTCAGATCTATCTCGCCCGGTGTGCCAAATTGGGAAACCTGCACGGTGCCGCGATCCTCGCCGTCAGCCCAGATTGATACCGTCACGCCAGCCAGTCGCTCGACGCCGGTTATCAGGCTGGTCGGGGCGGCATCATACTGGCCCCACGCATCAGACAAGTAATTGTTCAGGCCGCCGATGGCTTCATTCTCCATTGACCACTTGAGCAGGAATCGCTCCTCGTTGTTGACGGAATTGAATCCCTTGACCGTGTAGTAGACCTGATCCTCGACCACGCCCGGAAGCACCGCAACGTCCTCGACACACCAACTGCCGGGACCGCCGAGCACGATCTCATTCCAGCAGATGACATTCTCGAGCCGGTCGTAGACCAGCATCCCGACAGTGCCGTCGAGCCGCACACAATGGACGCGGACGTCAGGCTTCATCTGCACAGCGATCTGCTTGATGCCGGCATCGTTGTAGTCAGGCGCAAAGATCGACAGATCCACGCTCAAGTAATCGGCCGCACCGCTTTCGTAGCTGAGCTCGTAGAGCCGCTGCTTGGTCCGGTCGACGAATACGCCCTTGCTGGCGATCGTCTTGATGTTGAAGTTGGTCGGCGTCAGGGCCTCGTCGAAGGAGCTCGAGCGCACACCCAGAGGATGATTGCCGTCAATCTTGGCAGCGTCCATATCAGCGGAAGTCTCGCTCGTACCCAACAGCATCCGGCCCATGGCCTTTAACCAGTTGATAACACGGATCGGTCCCGAGCCGATGTTGCGATTGATCGGACCTGAGTCACCCTCGACCTCATCATCAAACGACTCGTAGTTGTCTGAAACCGACCCATAGATGCGATCGTTGCCGGTAAACCAGATTCGATTCTCATGGATGTCAGTAGCAGACGGATAGCCAGTGGCCAACGACCACTCACCGAGCTCCCAGTCTGTTGTCCCAACCAGCGAGCCGAAAGGCACCAGCACCTTGGCAGAGATGGTTTGCTCGTCGGTGAAGCCAGTCATCCGGGCGATGCCAGCGATCGAGCCGTTGGTGTAGCTCAGGGTGCAGTTGATCGTGCTGGCCGTATGGTCGCCAGCCTTGGCGCCGATCCGGTAGAAAATGATCTGGCCGTCCTGCTCATCGAGGAAGGTCGTATTGGTGTTGGTCGTGTACTGAGGCGTCAGGTCATTCCATGGCCCTGCGTCAGATCCGATAGAGAACTGCACCGTAATGGTGCCGGAGCCCGGAGGGATGTTCTCGATGATGATGCCGAACCGTCTGGCCTCACCGTTGCCGGAAACTCTGATCGGGTCCGAAAACTGGGGATCGCCAGTGACCTGCTCGGTCACGACCTGACCCTGGGACTGAGCTCGAATCAATATGCCAGCACCGAAGATGGAGGCTCCCATCGTTTGCTCGAATATAGGCTCGCTTGATGTGATGGTGATGTCGCCCTCGATGGCGCTCACCGTGACCGTGGTGGCCGATGTGTTGAGCTTCTGGAACGGGCCGTCCTCGGGGCCGTAGTCGACAATCGACCATGATCTTGGATAGGACGTACCAAGATCGACGTAATCCCGGCGCTCGATCTTTTTCATGTTGGTGTCGCGACAGATCGCATAGATGACGTCACCGGACTGAGTCCACCGGACATTGGCAATCTGATTCTCGGTCGACCAGCCAGTGCCGAATATAACCTCGCCTGCGCTGGCAACAGAACAGCCATTGACCAGTACGTTGTAGCTTCGATCGTTGGCCAGCTCAATGAAAAAAGATGAGCCCTGCGGGATGAAGGCGATGTTGTGAACGCCCTTGCCGAGCTGTGTTTCTCTGACCAGATCATCGTCGTTGACCGATGTACCGACGCGGAGCCGGCAAAACTCAGTCTGCACAGTGATGGCGAGCGCGTGTTCGATCAGCTCCTCGCCACCAGTGACAGCGACCTCTTGCGTCACCTTGGCATATTCATCGCCTGTGCCGAGCAGGTTGAGGACGTTTGGCACCGTGGCGCCTGCACCGGACGCGGCAGTTGCGCCGGGATCTGAGTCATCCTGCCAGTCGTTGACACCGACACCCAGGGGCGCGTTGAAACCGCCATCTGTGACAGTTGCGCCGACAGCCACCCGAGCCACCACGACATCGTCGACGCGAATTCGCATCAGACTGCCGCTGTCGATCTCGATTAGGGCTGTATCGTCGACGCCGAAAACAAACGGCATCTGGCGAACGAGCTGCAGATCCTCGAGCATTGTGTCGATGTATTTCAGACCGGGCCTGAGCATCATCGAGCCGAGGATCCGCGGGACGAAATTGGTCTGCTGCGCGGCCGACATGGCCATGCGTTCGAGATCCTGACGAGCCAGACCGCGTTTGGAAATTACCCCTCGATTGAAGGCGAGGAGAGTCTTTTCGCCAGTAGCCATGGATTACCCGATCAGTTGATTGCGTGAACCACCATCGAAGTCGGCGTTGCGGAACCCTTGCCGAGACCGAGCCCAACCGCCTTTGGGCGGGAACTTCGCCGGCTCCTCCATGGCGTCTGTCGCCTTGGCTTCACCGAGCCACATCTTGTACCAGCGAGCGAGCTCGTTGTCGTCGTAGTCGAGGCCGGTCAGGCGTGGCGCCACTTTCATGGCCATGTAGTGCTCGACCATCTCCGTGAAATTCGGAGGCCACAAGGAAAAGTCGGATCCGAACTGGATGTCATTGGACACGTATTTCACGTAGATCGGGTCTGCGTCCGAAAACCACCAAGAGCCCTCGCGGGAATAGCGGGTAATCGGGATCTGGAAATACTCGTCGTAACAGACGGCCATCGTCCTGAGCCAGTCCACCGGACTGTCAAAGGCGTAGATATAACCGAAGGACGGCGTCACCGAGGGACTCGAGTCGAGCTGCACTGTGCGCTGTGCGAATTGCCACTGGCCCATCTGCAAAACACGGTCAACCATGTTGTTGTCGAAGATGTCGTCCAGCTTGTAGCGAGGCTCACGATTCTCGGTAAGATTCGCCAGTTTCCGCTCACCAAGGATGGTCAGAGCGCCGTTGTAGAGAGAGAGCTTGTCAGTCATTTCATACTCCAGGCCTGCGCATCCCTGCGCAAATGTTCATTCCTTGATCGGCTATCGTTGTACGGCTGACTCATGGTTAGCCGCGTAACGCCGAGCAAGTCCTTCTGTCTCGAATCCATCCTTGAGAGGTTTGCTCTCACGGATGACACCCCATTTGTGATGACTGCCAAGGAACTTGACCTCGTAGATCGAGGGCAATTTGATCGCCTGCTCGAGAGGGGCGAATTCGTAGAAATCCTGCTTTGCCACATGCGCAAAAAGCCGGCCAGCACCGACTACGTGCAGCACCAGTTTCCATGCCATGTTGTCAGGCATAACAACGATCTCATCGCCGGGACGGAATTTCACGGCAACGTGCTGCCAGAAATCAGCCTCCATCACATCTTCGGGCGTGGTGCCCATCGGGACATTTACGCGCCAGCGGTTCGACATCTCATCGGCAAGCGATAGACGGCTCTCCGGTACTGGCTTCGCGGTGCGGCTCTCAGGCGGCGCCGCGTCCTGCTCGGGTAGTTTTTCTGCTGTTGCTGCTTCGGACATTTTCAGTCTCCGTGACAAGAAAGGGCGAGCCCGGATGAGCTCGCCCTCGCATTGTCGCGCTGCGTACTGACCTACGTCAACTTAGGTGAAGATCAACCAAGTCGCGCCGGTAGCTGCAATAGCCGTGCAATGGTAAAGGCCGGCTGCTACGCCAGTCTCGATGATCTCAATGGTGTCACCTACCTGAACTCCGGCGTCAAGCGCCCCAGTCATGTAAGTAGCGCCAATCATCGTCGCAAGAACATCGCCACCAGTATCGCGATATGTCCACTTGGCAGAGCTGTAGCCAGCGTTGGCAAGGTTTTCGCCTGATCCTACTCGAGGTGAGCAGAGGACGAGTGAGCTTTGATTAAAAGCCATTTCAGATTCTCCTCAGCCTTAAACAATCAGCGTGTCGTCGACTACGTTCACGACAACAACACCGCTGTTCTGCAGCAATTGTGAGCCCATGTAGATCGAGCAGCGAGACCAACTGTAGTCCTGCTCCTCGTCATACCCCGCGCGCGCCTCGATGTTATCGGCGTTGTAAGCATGGCCGATAGAGTTTCGATGGTACGCATAACACTCGCCAGTGGCCGTCGCGTTACCCGGCAGATCTGGATGTACTATCCAGTTCATTCCGAGCCACTTGTACGTCTGTTGACGATCGCGCCACGCCTGCGGCACATTGTCGATCGGGCCGTTTTGCGTGAAATCGCGAGAAGTGAAGGATGCCAGCGTGAGCATGACGCCTTCAAAGTTTGGCGTGACCAGCATCGTGATGCGGCCGTCATACGGAACGTCAGCCTGACCGAGGCGAGTCTTAGCCTCGAGGCAGAGGTTCAGCGTAGGAGCTACGGCTGCGCCAGTGTTGATCGTACCAGTGGCCAGCTCGCCAATGATGTCCTGGTCAATCTTTCGATTGATGACTGCCATACAGGTCATTTGCATGATCGCGCGCTGGTTGCCCTGCGAAGCGAAGATATTGAAATCCGTCTTGCGTACCAGATCATGCCATTCGACCAGCGTAGCAACAGGCTGCTGGAGATCGTCGCCGCGAGCAGGAATTAACCCGTTCACGCCGCGTGTCTTGGCGGTCGCGCCGCCAGAACCGGCTACAAGAAACGTCGCCTGATTGCCTTTGATGACAGCTTCCGTGGTCGTGCTCTCCCGTAGGAGCGACTGGTGCTGCTCAAAAGCGGCGATGAATTCCTGCCGGTATTGAATTTGAAACGCTGTTTCAGCCATTTGGCTTCTCCCAGATAAGTTGAATAGGTCCGTTATTCGACTGGTCGGGTTAGCCTGACTTGCGGCTCGAGGGTTGACCTTGCGGGGCCTCGAGGGTCGGCATCAGGAGCCGGGGGTGCGCTGGAGCCGCGAGAGCGGGTTAGCCAGCTAATGTCGTGGGGCTGAATATAATCCTACGAGTAACGCTCTGTCAACGGTGTTCTCGTTGTGGGCGAGCTCTTTGCCGACTCTCGGGCACGATATTCGTCCTTCTGCTGCTTGGTCATGTTCTTACCCATGCCAGCCAGATTTTTGAATTCGCCGCGTTTTCCCTTACGACTGGAATCAAACGCGCCCTGACCCCAGTGGTGCATCATTGGATCAAAGATGTTCAGCGTGGCTGCTTGCTTGAATAGCTTGCCCATCATGCTCCTCCTGAGCTGGTGGTAATGGAGCCTGAATGCTTGGTGCCGCCAGTGGTGGCTTTCTTCTTCTTGAAAACCGTCCTCGCTGGTGGCTTGCGATAGCTGCCGGGGTGCTTCTTGCCGGCGTAAGTTTTGACTGGAGCCGACTCAGCCATTAGAGCCTCCGGCCACCCTTGGGTCCAAGCGGAGTGTCAGCGCCTCGACGCCCAGGGCGACGATTGCGGTTGTCTCGACGTCCATCATTGCTGCCCTCGACGCCAACAGCCAGACCAGTGACGGCACCGGAACTCAAGTCATCCGGCGCACCGGGTCGCGTGGTTCGGTTTCGCTTGTCACGTATCCGACCAAAAAACTTTCTCAATCCACCAGCCATCAGTAACTCCTTGCCGTAGAGACCGCCGACTTCACTTTGCCGTAGGTCCGCTTGACTCGTTTGGCGACCTTTTTCTTGACGTCATCCATAACCGTTGTCAGGCCGCTGCTCTCCAGCCTTGCCGCGTAGGAAGCTGCACCCTTGGGGCCTTTCTTTTTCTTGGCCATGACTAAATTATGCTGTCGCCGGGTTGGACCGGGCCGGTGCTGTTGACGGACTCGGGCTGATTGTCATTATCAGTCTCGATGTCCTCAAATGGTTGTAATACGTCTGCCATCTCGCTCTCCTTGCGATTAAACCTCGTTTGTTTCTAACGTAATGTTGGCTGTGTCCACTGTGCTCGATCCACCATCCTCACTGAGCTCTGCTGTGCCTTGCCAGTCTTGGAAGCCAGCCCCGTTGGGTTGCTCTATCGTGATAAGGGTCGAGGCAACACCGATTTCCAGCCAAACATTCAACGTGCCCTGCGCGATCGATGCGCTGCCGCCAGTTTGTGTGAACCGGACATGGTAGGTCCCTGCTCCCGGCTTCGGATCGACAAAATCTGTCGGGACAGGCTGAGCGAAGTTCGGAGGGCCAGCACCATCGTCATCGGATTTGATCGTGAAGGCGCCGCCGTTGCTCTGGAGCTCGTAGCCGGCGACCTTGTTGCCAATGGCCGGAGCCGTCGAGAACTCCTGAATCGTGAGGTCAGTGAGGTTCAGGGTCTCCACTGGCGCAACGAAACAATCGTCGATGTCCTGACCGGGCTGCACCGCTTCCGATGTCGTGTCGCCGGGTTTCAGCGCCGATGTCGGAATGTCCTCACCGGGTTGTAATACACAGCCCATCTCGTTCTCCTACGTCCCTGTTTTGCGAGCCTCATGGTCAATGCGAATCTGTAGCAGTTCGCGGTATCGGGCTTGCGTCTTTTCGTCCTTGTTGTACTTCTCGCGATCATCGCGCATCAGCTTCTCAATGTCTGCAATTTCATCATCGAGCGTCTGCTGAGCCGTGCCGCCAGACTTCGGCGCTATCTGTGCCACCGGATTGAGCTTGCGTGAAATACCAGCCAGTCCCTCGAGCACACCGGGAATGTTCATAATTGCGCGGCCGTCACCGTCGCGAGCATTCAGGATGGCGTTGGCATTCTCTTCGCCAAATGTGCTCTCGATCAAGGATCCGACCAAGTTGATGTTGGCGCGATAGTCGGTGCCCCATTCAGCCCGGAGCGTGTCCTCGGTCTCGGTGTGGTGCTCGTTGTCCATCTCGGCCATCTGGTCTTGCTGTTGCTCGGCAAAGCCGTTGTACCAGTCGATGACCTTGTGCATCACGGCAGGCTCGACGTTCATTTCGTGCATGGCGCCTGCGAAGTCTCCGAAGATTTCCTTGTCCTCTGCGCCAATGACCAGCCCCTCGGGCAGGTTCTCGAGATAGCCGGCCGCTTCTGCCGGGATACCGTTTGCAGTTCGGTATGCCGCCAGATCCTCGGGCGTAGCATTCTCGTCTGGAGCCTGTCTCAGGTTGCCGCTGGAGATCTTGCCCTGCGCTTCGCGGAAGGCCTTGCCCATATCGGCAGGCGTCTGGAAACGCTCGAGCTGGCTCTTGAATTTGTCGTCATCGCCTGCGTAGGCGTCACGCCAGTTGGCATTCTTAGCGGTCTGCGCCGAGTCGATCAGCGCGTCCTGGGTGTCGAAGCTCTTGAGGAATTCGACACGCTCGGGCGGGGTGTCGTCTGTGACCATATCCTTGAACCAGTCAGGCTCAGTGGGATTGGTGATCGGATTGGTAATCGGGTCTGTTTCAGCCATCTTCTAATTCTCTCGCTGCTATTTTGTCGGGGTCAGTCCTTGCCGTGGCCGACTTTAGCATCCATACCAAAGTGGTTCCTACAAATCGCTTGCCTTCTGCGAACGCTGTCGCGTGTGAATCTCCGGGCCGATAACTCAGGTCATGCGTCCCGGCTGCTCGAATAATATACGGGAGTATAGCCTCTTGCTGTCGTTTCGATGCGGTGCCGTTGTACAGGGCCCGAATCGCTTGCACTTCAAACTCGGTGTAATCCGGCCGCATGATCGGGTTCTCATGCGGCAAGCACTCCTCGACGCGGTCCTTCTGTTCTGTCTTGCGCTCGGTCATGCAGCGTTAGCTTGCGCCATACTGGCCTCGGCCTGACCGACATCCCTTGCGGCCTCGCCGGCCGTTCTGGCGAGCTCGGCCTCTTCCTGCATTTTCGCTGCTTGCTGTGCTTCGGCAACCTGCTCGTTGACCACATCCAGCGGTACGAGGTTTCTGGCCGGCAAGCCAATACCCTCGAGAGCATCTCTGAGAGTGCCGGTGAGGTCGACGTTGAAGGCTGCGCTCGGATCCATTGCCATGGCCTGCTCCAGCAGTCCTGCAGTTTCCATGAATACGGACGCATTCTTGCGCTCGATCGCATCGTGCAGCGGTGATACAAATTTGAAGTGGACCTCACGGCCCTGCAGCTCGCGCGGCATGTCCTGCACGGAGCCGAATGTGCCAGCGCGCAGAAGCAGATCAAAGGTATCTTCGCAAAGTTGGCCGTTGTATTCATGCTCCATCGGCTCGAATAGTGGAAGGGCTGCCCTGACATACTCTTCTACGCGCTGACCAACCTCGAACGCGGTCATCTCGGCACCGTCAGACGGCGGTAGCGTCAATTTATTCAGATAGAACGCATCGGCAATCAGCGACATCTGCGCATCGCGCGAGTCGTAGCCCATCGGCAAACCACGGCGATCCTGATTGATCGGCCGCAGCACATCGCCCTTGCGCTCGTCGTACTCATGGTCGGCCCAGGTGATGCCGCCAGCGAATAGCTGGATGTCCGATCGAACGGCATCCTGCGTGGCAATCATCGGCGGTCGGACTGACATCTCGCCTGCTTCAAGCAGGGTCAGGCTCATGGCCTGTAGCAAACGCGCGTCGGGAAGTCCTGCGACAGTGGCAGGGCTATACGCATATTGGGAGCCCGACACGGTCTGCCACCGCGGAAGGGTGAAACCGCGATTGGTAGCAGGCATCTCGGACATGATGTGATTGTTGAGCACATCCAGATAGACGATCATCCATGGATAGCCCTCGCCCTCGCCGTTCTGGCCGCGGTACAGATCCGTGGAAATGACCAGCCGCATACATTCGGTTTTCTGCAGATTCTCGATGCCGGTTGCCCATCGACGGATATTCGGGTGCAAAGCGTCCTCGCCAAACATCTCGACGAGCTGCTTAATCATCGGCTTCCACTTCACGTAGATCTCACCGATCTTGCCAGTCTCGTCCTCAGCCCAACAGACGTCGCGCAAATGCCAGCACCGATACAGCAAGTGCGGCTGAGCCATGGCCCAGTTGATCTCTTGCGAGATGCAACACTGGCCGAAGGCTGCGAAATCCGCATCGCCCTCAGTGGTGGCCCGGATGAATTGCGCGTTGCGATCGTACATCGCCCACTTCTGGCGCTTGGTGGCCCACTCGAGCCATTCCTTGCCGGCCTGGGTCAGCTTGTCAGCCTCGTCAACCGAGACCGAAAACCACTCTTTCGCGCGCGGCCTGAGCATCGCTGCAAAACTGGTGGAGAGCTCGCGATGCACAATAATCGGATAACTCGAATAGAGATGTTCCGCGAACTCCTCACCGATGTAGCGCGTCAGAGTAAAGTCGGCACGTTGCGGATAGAAGTTTTCCGCAATTTCCTGCCAGAGTGTCGTGATCGCCTTGCGCTCGTTCTGCAATTGCATCCCACGCATTATCAGATCGCGCGGATTCATCCCCCGAGGCCTGTGCGATTCGTGAGCACGGTCTGTGCTCTGGCTGATGTGCGCTTGGCCGCTTTTCGACGCTCGACCAGACGGATCTCTTCCTCGTCAGGGAGTGCGGCATCCTGAAACATTTTGTCTTTTTTCTTTTTCGACTTGGCTGCCTTCGCCTTCCGGCGCTCGTCGTTGGTCATGTAGCCTCGACCGACTGATGCGTTGGCGATGCGCTTGGCCGTGTTCTTTAATCCACCCATGTCGCAGTCCTCATCGGTTCCTTCTCCTTGGTCCCATATTGACAGATGGCCGTCGATTGACGTTGCCGAGCATCGTACCCGCCATTTGGTCTTTTCGCCACTCATGCAAGTGCGTGACCGACCGAGGACCCGAGCTCCAGCTCTGCACCACAGCATCGCCGCGGTCTGGCGAGCGGCCGAGCAATTTGACCGCATCCTTCTTGGTCATCACCTTGATGCCGTTCGGCGTAAGTTCCCACGTTAAAATGGTCAGATCGGCTTTCAGCATGAGATCGTCAGGCAGCGCGATCGGAGATCCACCGTCCTGATTTGGGTCCAGCGCCTCCATGAATTTCCAGTAGACCTCGGCGCGCTTGTTGAAAAACTTGAGCTGCTTTTCCTTGGTCCGGGCGACCGATGAATCCATGCCGACATGACGCATACACTCGACGCCGTTTTCCTCGAGATGCGCGAAGGCTTCGGCGCCAGTGCGCTCGCCGCAGTCGATCACCGGGATGGCCGAATGCTTGCGGTGTTTCAGGACTAAGGCAGCAAGATCTCGTCCATGCGGAGTCTCACTACCCGGAGTGGCGATGACGGCCGGGTAGAATCCATCGTAACGCGGAGCCAGGACTGCCTCGTCACGTTTGCTGGCTCCATCCACTCCGATGGCACACATCGGGACATTAAGCGGCGGTGAGCCGAAGAAATCTTGTTGCCATCGGTTTTGCGCGGCGATGATCCAGTCGGTTGGAATAAGCTGGTCTGGCTCGTCTTGTCGAGCAGCCATGAAGTTACCATCGCGGATTGCGGAGCGCAGGGGTTCCTGCAGGCTGTCAAGTTTCGCGGCGTATTTGCCATCGGCAGCAAGGAACGGATTGTCGTCGAGTCGCCCTGGGATGAAGGTGCGGGACTCGGGCTTGAGCATTTTCGGTGAGCCGTCATCGTTGTTTCTCCCTGATGGAATGCGAACATCTGGCCCCTCGACCCAGTGATCGAAGGACTTGCCTGAATCATTGACCAGTGTCACGACCCATCGGAGCTCACCGGGCTCAGCCGGTCGCTCGTAGCGGTTATCCAGCCACGGCGCAAACATCGGAATGATCCAGTCGCCGGCCGAGGTCGTCGGTGGATTCGAGGCGAGGATGACGCGACAGCGTTGCTCATCGTCTGCCGATCGCACCCAACCCATGAGAAAGCGGATTGCCGCCTCGCGGTTCTGCACAACCTCATCGATGGCCAGCAAATCGTGCGGCCTGCCCTGCCAGTGATCCTCGTCGCCCGGTTTTGCGATACCGCCGAAATCGATAATGCGGCCCTCGGCTGTCGTCAGCCGTGGCTTGGATCCGTTGTAACCCTTATCCGAGCCATTGATCTCGATGGCGCGATCGGTCAGGCCGGTCAGATCTGTATAGAATTTTCGGATGATGAGCGTTTTCTGATGCTCAGTGAATGCAAGCCCCAGGATCAGATCTGTTTTGCCCGATCCACCGGATCCTCCGTAGAGCAGCACATCAGCCTGACACTTGACCGCGTCGAGTTGCGGCCCCGGCGTTGGAAACCAGAGTCGCCCCTGAGACCTTTCCTCAACCTGTCGATCGATCTCGGCCTTCTTGTCATCCGGCAAAGCGTCGTATTTTCCGACCAGCTCGTCTATCAGTGCGGACTCTTGCGTCATCGGATCGCCTTCATCGCTTCATTGACCGTGATAATACCGCCATACATGGGAGCTGCCAAACGCTGCCCCAGTGCTCTCAAATGCTGCGCCATCTGATTGCGGTCCTTGTGCATCCGACAAAAAGCGGCGTGTTCAGCCTTGTGCGCCGGGATCTCCTGAGACAAACGGAACTCAGGATCCTCGAGAAACCGATCCCACCAGACCTCAACACCGATCTCGTCCTGCTGCGCAAAATGAACCTTCTCATGCGCCAGCAGCTCGAGCGGCAAAATGCCACCGCCCGGATTGTAGATGGTGTGCCCGTAAGCAAAGATATTGCGCTCGGTAACTGGCAGTTTCGCGCGTATTGCTGAGATATTCGGCGGCCAGTCATTCACCACATTCACATCACGCGCCGGCAGGCTCAATTTTTTTTTCGTCATTTCGGCACTTCAACACACCGGGCCACACCCTCAAACTGAAAACCGTCCGCAGGATTGGCCACAAAAAACGACTCAGCCACCGCCTCGCAATCCGCGATCGACCGCCAACCATCAAACTCGACCGGCTCCAATAACCGCCCATCCGGGCCCAGGACCCACAACAACATCACAACCTTAATCATTTCTTCTCTCCTCGAGGCCGGCGCGGCCTCAAATTTTTTTGTCGGGCACCAGATACCTTTGCCACAGCCGCCAACCTATCCGGTATTTCGGGCCTCTCAAATCCTTCGGGCTCATTGCCGGTGAGGCGAAACCAGCGGGACTTCCACCCCTCCGCGGGGATCCGATCCAACGCTGTAAAGCTAGATATGGGACGGATAAACGACTTCATTTATTTTTTTCTGGAAAATCGTGGGGAGATGCCCCATACCCCGCGCGTCGATCGCGCTCAGCGGGGCCCCATCGCATATAAGGCACCCCCCACCTCGATCGTTTCGGGCGAGCTCGGCGCCGACCGGAATGATTCCGGTTCTGTTCCTTAATGGGCGGCGAATCAATCACTTGGCGTCGGGCTATCCGATGTGTCTACAGTGGTTGACTGGCCTTCAATGGTGGCGCCTGCTGCCTTGTCCTCCAGCATGAACAGGGCCAAGCGCCGCATCTTCTCTCGGGCTGACAGGGCTGTGATGTCCACTTTGACGCCGACCTCGCCGCTGACCTCATGCTCGACCCGGTCGCCGTAGACCTTGGGCTGCAGCTTGCCGAGGAGCCATTGCCGGCTGTGGATCCTGAGCCGATCGCGCTGGACATTGGCATGGTTCGGCACCATGACCTCGTCGCCGTACTTGTTGAGCCCCGGCACCATGTCGTTGGTGCCATCGTCCGCAATCTCGAGGATGTCCGAGGCCCAGTACTCAAGCAGATCGTCGCGCGCATCGCGATATTGGTCGCGGAGCTCAGGCTTTTCACGAAGCCACCGCAGCACTGTTGACTTGTGCGGCATTTCCGGGTCCCGGCAGACCTCCCTCAGGGAATTGCCGTGGCTGATCCTGTCGCAGATGGTCGTCCACAGCGCAGGAGTGAAGATACTCACAGCGCCACCCTTGTTTGCTCCTATAGGGGCAGTCTCTACATCCTGCGCACTTTCTGGTGATGTTGCCTGCAAGGTCGCTCTCCGAGGCCAGTAGGTCCGCGGATTCTAGCCTAATTTGCTCTGGCCTGTTGACAGCGGAAAGGATTTCCGGCTAAGGTGGCCTTCGGCCAACCCGGAAGCGGGATGGCACTGACAACAACCGCGAGGAAACGAGACCATGCTAGATACCAACTCCAAAGCTCTCTGGGATGCCATGACCGTCGAGGCTGGCAAACACAACGAGACCAACGACTGCACTGTCCGCTGCCTGACAGCTTCGACAGGGCTGCCATACGATGTCTGCCACGCTCAGCTCAAGAAGCAGGGCCGCAAAAACCGCAAGGGCTGTCACTGGTTCATCGAGGGTCCGAAGGCTGCCAAGGCCCTTGGATTCACGATGCGCAAATTGGGCCGTGACGAGTACCGGGCCAAGACGATGATAACCGCCGAGCGGGATCGCAAGCTGCAGTCTGGCAGCTACGCTGTTCTGGTCCGAGGCCACGTTGCCGCGATGGTCGATGGCAAGGTCATCGACTGGAGCCAAGGTCGCCGCCACAGAATCGCAGCGATCTACGAAGTCACCAAAGACGCCAATGTCCCGGCACCAGTTCCGGCCAAGCCGAAACGCAGCAGGATGCCCAAGGGCTCGACGACATGGCAGTCATTCCGCAAGTACAAGAAAGCTGACAATCTGGAGCTGTTCTGATGCCAGCACAAGCTGACTTGTTTCCCGTATCCCGCCCCGGCCGGATCGAGCTCCCTGAGGGCTCTCCGGTCGTGGTCTGTTACGGAGCTGGCGTCGACTCGACGGCCATGCTGATCGCCCTGCACCGGGCAGGAATCACCCCGGACCTAATCACGTTCGCTGATGTCGGAGCTGAGAAGCCAGAGACATACGCGATGGTCGAAACGATGAACCAGTGGTGCCGCTCAGTCGGCTTCCCTGAGGTCGTGACCTGCACCAAACTGACTCTGCCGACGACAGGCTACGACACGCTGACCGGCAACTGCACCAGCAACGAAACGCTGCCTTCACTGGCCTTCGGAATGAAGTCCTGCAGCATCAAATGGAAGCAGGGACCGCAGGACCAATATCTGCGAGGATGCGCTTCCGGTCCAAACAAACGAGACCCGCACCCCGTATGGTCTGCGGCCCAGGATCGCGGCGTAAAACCAGTGAAGCTGATCGGCTACGATGCCGGCCCTGCAGATCTGCGCCGATCCAAGAAACTCAAGGAGGCCGATGCTCACTTCGAGTACCGCTATCCGCTGCAACAACTCGGCATGGCTCGAGGCGAGTGCATCGCACTGATCGTCGACGAGGGCCTGCCAGTTCCGATCAAGAGCGCCTGCTACTTCTGCCCCGCATCCCAGAAATGGGAATTGTGGTGGCTGGCCGGCGAGCATCCTGAGCTGTTCGAGAAGGCTCTCGAGATGGAGGTCACAGCGATGACTGGCCATCACACAAGATTCGACGAGATCGAGATGGGCGCCGGCTTCATGGAGCTGATCGGATCTGGAAAACGCTGGCCGTCGACGAGCACCACTGTCGGACTCGGCCGGTCGTTTGCTTGGAACCACTGGGCACGAATGAACAACGTCTGTGACAGCGCCGGCAAGGTCATTGCTGACCGCGAATGGTGTCTGGCACAGGCCAGTAAACTGAAAGCCTCAGGCGGCAATGCTGCCGACCTGAGAACCTGCTAACCGCGAGGAAATACCATGAACTACGAAGAAATAGCACTGAACGCAATCGACGCAGCCGACAAGCTGCACAGCGACAACAAGGCACCAGCTCGCAAACAGGGCTGCCGCATATTCTCCAGAGGTTTCGAGTTCCTATCGCTCGACGCCAAGGGCGAGCGGGACGAGCAAGTCGTCGACTACTGCGACCGCAACGAGATGACCGCCGAGATGGTCAAGGAACAGGCCGAGGACTGCATCAGGTCTGGCTCTGCTTTTCTGGCCATCGGCTACGGTGTCGATGCCAGCGAATCTCAGGAGTATTACGACGCTGGAGACTATGAGCCGATGTACGACTGGATAGACTTGGACAACGTCCCGCTGGCGGCACCAGCACCGGACTGCTTCATGTGTCCCGCCAAGGCCGAGTACGTGGTCCATGGCCATGACGTCTGCGAGACCTGCGCCGGAGAGATTGCGTGAAGGGCCACCAACGCTCAGTAGCTTGGCAGGCCGCGGCGCTCGTCGCCGTGGTCTCTGTCATGCCGCGCTGGTTCCTGATCCCTGAGGACATGCTCCAGCATACCGTCAACAACTACCTGAGCCTGTCAGTGTTCGCACTGTGCATTCTGGCGGCTTGGTACAGCAGCACTGATGAGGCCTAGTGGCCGAAACTGGGAGAGGTCCCAGTCTGTTGCAATTTCGCAGCTAACCGCGAGGAAAAGAAAATGACACGACAACCAAAATGGACCCCTGAGGAGAACAACGCCGTTTGCGGCTTGTATTTCATCATGTCCGAGCACGTACTGATCGATGCCGAGTACAACAAGGCCGCCATGATCCGGGCCGCTCAGGGCATCAGGCTCGACGGCTCCATCTCGAACCCCGACGCACAGCTCAGGCTTCGCAGCCGGGGCAGCATCGAGGCCAAGCTGATGAACGTCACGGCATGTCTGCGTGACCTTGGCGGCGCCTTCACCGAGCGCAGCCTCGAGGAGCACGGCTACCGAGCCATGTCGAACTATCAGGCTGACCTGAAACAGGTCGTCGCCCGGTTCTTCGATCCGATCGATGTGTCTGGCGAGCACGTAGCATGATCGAGCGCCTTCATCGGCTCGATGTCACTCGTCTGGCCGCGGACTTTTCCGCGGCCGTTCGAGCGGCACACTCCGAGGCTGAGCTGCAAGCGATCCGAGATCGCAACGCCGCGGAGACCGACCCTGCAATCGACCATGTCCACGACTACACCGACGCCAACGATCTGATGGCCGAGGCGATCAATTGTCAGTGGTCTGGCCTGCAGGATTTCACCGGGAACGACTGGAGCTGGTCCGACTTTGCCGACGAGATCGAGGACGCTTGGAGCCGCGCGAAAGCGACCGGCTTCAAGCTGAGCCGCATCCTGATCGGCTGCGAATTCTCGGGCACAGTTCGAGATGCTTTCGCCGCTCGAGGCCACTCGGTTATGAGCTGCGACATCATCGACACCGAGGCACCGGGACCGCACCACATTGGCGACGTCAGGGAGATTATGAACGATGGCTGGCACATGGCCATCATGCACCCGCCCTGCACTTACATCGCCGCCTGCCAGCTCTGGAGATGCCTGCCGAAACATGCGGCCAAGCACCCCGGCCGAGCTGCCAAGAAAGCCGAGGCGATCGAGTTTGTCCGAGATCTGGGCACGGCTGACGTCGAGCAGATGTGCGTCGAGAATCCAAAGAGCTGCATCGGCACCGAGGGAGCACTTCCCGGCTTCGATCCTCAGCTCGTCCAGCCGTACCACTACGGCCACGACCACAGCAAAGAGACCTACCTCTGGCGCAAGAACCTGCCGGAGCTGGTCGACGATCCGGCTGACCACATCGCACCGCGGCAGGTCATGTACAACGGCAAGCTGCGCGATCGCTGGTCCAACCAGAGCCCCTGTGGCGCTGACAACCGAGGACCCAGTGCAACCCGAGGCCACGATCGCTCGCGGTTCTTCTCGGGCTTTGCAGACGCCATGGCAGACCAGTGGGGCGGTATCGCCCGGAAGCTGACGGCCAAGGCCGAGGTCGTTCAATTGGAGATGTTCGCATGAACCACATCGAAGCCATCGAGGCCGGCGCGGTTGTCTTTGTTTCCCACTCGGGAGGCAAGGACAGCCAAGCCATGTATGCACATCTCCGGGGCATCGTCCCGGCTGACCAGATCGTCGTCGTCCACGCTAATCTGGGCGAGGTCGAATGGTCTGGCGTCATCGACCACATCGAGGAGAACATCAGTCACGACCTGAACATCGTGAAGGCTGGCAAGACGTTTCTCGAGATGGTCGAGAGCCGCTTCGAGAAGCGCCCGGAGGTTCCCTGCTGGCCGAGCCCGAAGCACCGGCAATGCACCAGCGATCTCAAGCGAGGACCGATCCAGAAGTTCATACGGGCCGAGATGAAACGGCGCGGATCTCTGCTGGCGATCAACGCCATGGGGCTCCGGGCCGAGGAGTCCAGCGCGAGGGCCAAGCGACCTGACTGGCAGCTCAACAAGATGCTGAGCAAAGCCGGCCGCGAGGTCTACGACTGGAGCCCGATCCACGACTGGAGCACGGCCAAGGTGTTCAACACGATCAGCGACTACGGCCAGTCACCGTTCTGGGCATACGCCAAGGGCAACGAAAGGCTGAGCTGCGTGTTCTGCATCATGGGCTGCGAGGGCGACCTGAGGAACGGCGCCGAGCAGAACCCGGAGCTGGCTCGCAAGTACATCGAGCTCGAGGAGCGCACCGGCTACACGATGTTCGCCTCGGGATCTCTGGCCGAGAAGCTGGCACCAAAATCACCAACGCAACAGGAGTTATTCAAATGAGATCTGACAAATTGAAAGCAATACACCAGCAACAGATCCAGTACGTGCAGGACAGCGGCATCAGCGTCGAGGTCGTGGAGATCTACGGCCAAGTCACGATGACCAAAGAGGACGAGTCGACGTTCTGCTACCTCGAGGGATTCGAGGCCGAGGTGTTCATCAGCGCAGCCAAGCACGACTGGCACACGTTCGAGGACATCACCATGGCCGAGGCCTACGAGCTGCAGGCGTACAAGTTCGCTGACATCGAGTGACCGCTTCGAGCGCACTGGGCCGCCACCCTGGGCCAGTGTTCTCGGAGGGAATCATTCCCAAGGTCCCAATGCGGGACCCAACTTGAAACGCGAGGAACGAAAATGAAAACTGAAAAGCACATCATCAACGGCGCAAGCCTGAGCAACATCGAAGAGATGGCCGACGAGCTTGGTCACGACTGCAAACCTGACTGGGTCCCGTACCTCGTCGGCATCGAAGGCACCGAGACCAGCAACCTCGACGCCGCCATGGTCGAGACCAAAGACTTCTCGGGCCTGCTGCGAGAGTGCAGCCGATCTGACTTTGTCGAGGACGGCCAGAACATCGTCGACGAGGACGGCAAGCTGCACGATCTGGGAGGGCTCCTCGACGACGCAGCCGAGCGGCTCGACCAAGCGCAGGAGGAATGGATGGACGGCAAGCTGCAGGACCGCAAGACCAAGGCCCAGACCAACGTGCTCGACATCGAGGTCCGCAACGTCTACGGCATCGATCGATTCTACCCGGCCAACGACAAGGCCAAGGCCATGGCCGAGATGCTCTACGGTCGCAAGACTCTGAATCAGGAGGATCTCATCAAGCTGCATGAGCAGTTCCACTTTGAGATCCGACTGACCAATGCGGTAGCGCACAACTGGCTGCCGGGAGCTACCAGCAAACTGGCGGTGACATCGTGAGCTCCGACAGCTACAGCGCCCCGGTCAATGCCGAGCGCCGGGAGAAGGCTCGCCGGATGATCGAGAACGTGGCCGGATGGTCGGCGCGAAACCTCGACGGCCATTTCGACAGCATCGCGCTGCATGGTGTGGCCGAGGAGCTCGAGGGCATGAGCCGGCAGTTCCGTGCCATGTCCGAGAGGAGCGTCGACGAGTATCAGGATCCGACGCCGCGCAAGTACCGGGTCGTCGTGAGCTCGACGTCGAAGTACGAGACCGAGATCGAGTGCCTCGACTGCGACAAGTGGGCCGAGGCCAGAGCCAGAGATGGCGGCGAGTTCACCGAGATCGGTGAGGGCACTTGGCACATCGAGTCAGTGGAGGTGGTCGAATGAATGTCACGGCGAACCTAATCAGGCAAGTCGTCGAGGGCGAGGACGCGAAAGGCTGCGTGATTGTGGCCGACGCGCTCCGAGCTCACGGCTTCAACTACAGCAGGACATGGCGCATGGTGAGCAACCTCACCGGCATCAGTCAGGCTGACTGGGATGAACTACTACAGGAGGGAGAGCAATGAAACCAGACGCGAGCACCTACGACCCTCGGCCAGAGTATCTGGCTGAGCTGGTCGGCTCGACTGGGCTGAGTCAACCAGCCCTGGGCCGGCTTCTGGGAGTTACAGACAAGACGCTGCGCAATTGGCTGAGTGGCCGGAACCCGTTTCCGTACACCGCTCAGTTCGCGCTTGAGTGCTTGGTTCTTAGTGTCTGAGGTCGGGGTCCATGTAACCGGCCTCGCCCTTTTTGAAGTCGTCAGGATCATCAGACTCTCGGAACTTCTCCGACTCTGGGATTCTGACGACGCCGAGCTGGCCGTTGTTCAGGACAAGGACGTCACCGGGGCTGACCTGCAGATCCATGCCGGTCAGGGCTCCCTGAATCAAAAGCTGGTCGCCGGGTATCGGCTTGATGCGGACCATGAAGTCCTCGAGGAACCGAGCGACCTCCTCCTGATTCTCGACGCGCCACTGGACATAGGCGTCGACCTGCGGCAGATCTCTGGGCAGCGCAATCCCTGCTGCTACGCCGCGACCTCTAAGGGACACCACTTTTTTTCGATCAGGCATTCAGGAACCTCCGAAGGAGACCGGATTCTGTGGACCTCTCCGCATATCAATCGATACTTGGGCCAAGCTGGATTCAGCTTGACGGTGATCGGTCGGTACACAGTGATCGTTTTGCATTCAATTTTATCCATGTTTTCCGGGTGCGCCTTACGGCGTGTCTGTTGATATTGTGCTCAGGCCAAGGGCTCTGGTCAAACTGAGCGATGAGAAAATTCTGCACAGGCAGTAGGATCTTGAGCTCATCCCCGAAATGATCCTCGAAGAGATGCCGACCATGTGCCAATGCGGGACCCAGTTCTGAGGTCATCGGCGCCATCTGCTGTCCAGGGTCGCAAACCCCGAAGTGATGCCACATACAGAGCCCTATCGTATTTTTGTGCTCGTCGGATTTGATGCCGACCCGGCGCCCGTTCTCCGTGATGTGCTCGATGGTCGTCCAGCGATCCATGTGGCCCATCAGCAGGCAAGGCAGGCAGCCACAAAATACCTTGATGACCCGCAGCCGCTCGCGCTCGTCCTTGAGAATGCGCGGAGTTTTACCGACCATCCGTATGCCAGACCCGGTACAGATGCCAGACGTAGGTGCCATCCATCATCAGACAACTGAATCTGTGCTCGGCCTCGATGCCGACTGGCGGCTCGACTGGCTGGCCCGTTGCGAACACACGGTAGCCGATGTTTGCTACAGGCTGGCTCGGATCAAACTCGACCCAAGCGCAGAGCTGCTGACCCTGGGCCGCGAAGTGAACAAACTCGGCGCCCTCGGTCGCGACGATCTGGCCGGCATCTCCAACAATGACCGGGTGCTTGTGAATCAGACGCATGGCCCTCTCCCACGATCAAAGAACGGAACCACTTTCAAGACTGGATTGATCTGTTGACGCCGACCTATCCAGCCAACCTGAATGAACAGATCGCGGATCTGCTCCGAGGTCAGTGATCGGTGCGCCTGTTTGTTCTGGGCCTTCACGTAGTTTTTCGTTGGTGTCCTCATGTGTACTCCTCGATGTTGTGGCCCATTGCTCTCATCAGGGCCTTCTTGATTTTGTAGGTCTCCGTGCGATGACCGCTGGCCATCTTCACATCCTCGATGACGGTCTCGCCGTCACGCATGTAGGTGAAGTCAGCTTCGTAGGTCAGGTGCCGGCCGTTCTTGTGGTATCGCTTTGAGTAAATTCGGATCTCGACGCCGGCAATCGTGATCGGGTATTTCGGATGGACCTTGATGTCCGAGATCTCGCCAGCCTTCTCGAGCAGCTTGAGATCCATGTAGCGCAGGAACTCCCGCTTGCTATCGAACCGGATGCCATCGTGAACTGGCTTGCGGACGTTTCCGTATCGGCCCTTGCTGCGAGTCTTGCCGACCGAGGTCTTGCCGAGATCCTCCTCAGTCCATCGTTTTTGCTTTACCATCGGCCTGTCATCCACGGAAGGTATGGCGGCAAGCTGCGCCACGGTGTAGCAAATTCTGCACTTGGAACCAGCGGCCTAGAGCCACCGTGGATGGCACTCATTTTTCCCGCTCCATTCTGGTGATGAATAATTTGACCATGTCCTTGGCAACCTTGTAGTCAGTCCAGTCGCGGATCTCGTCACCCAGGGAGTCATCTGCATCCCAACAGTCCTCCTTGAACCATGGCAGCCAGTCGGTTCCGTGGCGCTGCTTGAGCACGACGAGAGCGATGGCCAGCCGGTCAGCCAGTAACGAGATCCGCTTATCTGATTTTGCCTTGTGCGCGCAATTTTCGTTGCATTGCTCCATACGCATAGTTCCTCGACTTGATGAAGTTACGCACCCGAATGTCGGGCGGGATGGTCGACTGGCCATCCCACTCTGGCAGCGGGAAGCTCAGTGTCTTTTTCTTAAATTGATTCCGGGCCCAGTTGTCGCTCTGGTTGTTGGCCTTGGAGTAATGCCGGAGCATGGCGTAGAACTGCTCATGGTTGACCCAACCCTCAGGCAGGGCCTTGACCAGATTCTTGCCGAGCCTGACGAGGTCGGCCTCCTGCACTGAGACATCGCGCTTCGAGAGCGGGACCTCCCAACCACACTTGGGGCAGATCCTCATGCCGGAAAATATGTGGCTGCACTCGGCGCATACCTGCTCGCGCTTCTCATGCTCGCCAGATTGCGGGTCCTTGGTCCAGTTCTCGCAGGCCTTCTTGCCCTCGTCGAGGCGCCAGCGGAATAGATCGTCAGCCATGCCGAGCGAGGTCACGTTGCCGGCGTGGTCGAGGACCATGCAGGTCTTAAAGCCGGGATGATCTGGCTTCTTGATGACATAGCCCTCATCGGAGACTGCTGGCCTCATGCCGCGGCCGATCATCTGTAGGTGCAGGACAATCGACTTGGTCGGTCGAGCGATGACAATGCAATCGACGCTTGGCGCGTCGAATCCGTAGCTCGCGATGGACACGTTGACGAGGACCTGGACCTGACCGCACTTGAACCGCTCGACGATCTCATCGCGCTGCTCGTCCGTTTTCTTGTGGTGCAGGCTGGCGCTGCGCACACCGAGCTCACGGAACCGATCATGCAGGGCCTCGCAATGGGCGATGTCGACAGCGAACACGATTGTATGGCGGTCTGGGGCCAGCCTGAGCCAGTTATCGACCACATCCCCGACCAGCTCGACGCAGGCAGCGGACAGCGGAGCATTCACGTAGTCACCGCGCGACACCTTGATGCCGGTCAGGTCAGGCGTGGCGCCTCCCCAATACTCGCAGGGCGCCAGCCAGCCATCAGCGATCAATCGCCTGACACTGGTGACATGCTTGATCTCAGTGAAAAAGCTCCCGAGACCCTTTCCGGTCTGCCTTGCCGGCGTGGCTGTATAGCCATCTATCCGGGCCTTGGGAGCGTAATGCTCGAGGATCTCCAAGATCTTGGGCGCCATCGCCAGATGACACTCGTCGACCAGCACTCGCTTGACCTTGGGGAAGTAGAAATTGGAACGCTTGGCGCGCGAGATCATCGTATGCCAGCTCACGATATGCACAGGAGCGACAGGGTCCCACCGTTCGCCGGCTCGCTTGGCCCGGAGGATGCCAACATTCTGGACACCAACCTGATCGGCCACCACCTTGGCGGTCTGATTGAAAATGATGTCTCGCGGAGTGAGGATCGCCGTGCTGTCACCGCGATCGAGCTCGCGCTTGGCGATCAGGGCTTGGATGATTGTCTTGCCGGATCCGGTAGGCGAGCAATGGATGATCCGATCGTCCGTGCCATGGTGCATGGCGTAGTTGACGTCATCGTCCTGGTACTGGCGCGGCGTGATTATCATGGCTGCTCCGGCAACCGGCGCCAGTGTGTGAAATGTACCTCGCTTGGATGCGGCAGCATGTTCGAGTTGCTCCGATTGCTGGAGAACATATCGATCTTGAAGCCGTACTCTTTGGAGAATGTCAGCAGGTTCACCTCCTCGGGCACCGCCTCCTCCTTGACATGCCAGTCGTCTGGATTCGGCACCAGATCAAACGAGATCTGGGCCCATTCCCAGATCCCTACCCGACACGTACAGCAGAAGGCGAAGGGCACCAGCCCGACGAAGCCCTCGCAGCCAACCTCGTCCACATTGAACGAGGAGCTGCAGATGGAGCAATAGCGGACGTTCACTTGGCCTTTCGCCGTATCAGCACGGCATGACTGCACCACGCTGCCACGTACTCGAGATCCGCTGTGTCGTCTGCGCTGAGGTCGACGAACTGGCTGTTGACATCCTCACCACCAAACGGGAAGGCCTTGATTGCGGACAGAGCCTCGCGGAGCTCGGTCGTGTTGACCTCCTCCTGAGTAGGCGCCGGCCGCGTTGGCCGCTCGTCATCCGGGCTCGGGTCCTCGCCTTTTCCGGGCTTGTTACCTTTGCCCTTCTTGCGCTTGCCGAGGTTCAGATCCAGATTGTCGCGGATATTGCGCACCGTGCGCTCATTCACCCGACAGATGTCGGCAATCTCTATGACCTTGAGCGTGGAGATCTCCGGGTCCTTGAGTGCTACCTCAACAGAGTTTCGCTTGTCGGCATTGGTGCGCCGCAGGCCGTGCTCGTCGTTGCAGCCCAGAGCCCAGAGCAGGGCCTCATGCAAACCGCCCTCATGGACCTCGACCTTGCACTTCGGGATCTCGGCATTCACGTAGGCGTGATGCCTGTGAAACCCATCGGCCAGAATGTAGCGGTCGGAGTCAGTCTCCGCGAACACAACCAGCGCCGGCATCTGCGCGCCATTCTTGAGCGCCTCCGTGTACTCGTCGATTGTGGTCTTGTCCAGTTTCTTGCGAACCTGGGTCGCGGCCGAGGCGAGGATGTTGTCCGTCGCCAGTTCCATTTTCCTAATCTTCTTTTTGGTCGGCATCATCGTCCTCCTTGGTGCCAAAACTTAGGTCCTGCTGGCTGTTGTAGATGTACTCGAGCGTGGCCTCCTTCTCGTTGGCCAGTTCAGTGATGACCGCCTCCTCGAGAGTCTTGGTCTGACCGCCTGCCAGCAGCTTGAATATGTCGCGCTTCTCGATGCCGGTGTTCTCGGCAATCACTACCTGCTCGCAGGCTTCCTCGAATTTCAGCTTGAGCGCATACAGTTGCTCGGCCGCGTCGTTGCGGAGCCGCTGCCTGAATGACAGCTTTTTCTTCTTAGCTTTCTTCGCCACTTTCCTCTCTCCTCGATAGTTCAACCTCGGCCGACTTGAGAAACTCGCTCATCGCGCGCTTCATCTCGTTGACCTCCTCGACAGTTTTCTGACTGCCGTCCTCGTTCTTCTGGTACTGGGGCAACGGCATCGGATCAATTGTCTTGACCGCCCACCGCAGATAACCGCTCGGGATCTCGCCCATCGGAGTCCCTTCATGCTTGCCGAAATGGCATACCAATTCCTCACCCATCGTTGCTCTCCTTTTTCGGAATACCGTTCTTGTTGTACTGAGGCCAGAAGCCTCGCCTGTGCATGAAGTCGACGACCTCACGCAATGTTTTTCTGCCGACGCCATCAAGCCTCAGCAGCTCAATAGTGTTGTGCTCGCTGAGTAGTACGCCGATCGCCCACCACGCCCTTAACGACAGCCTCGGGTGCCGGCCAGCTCGCAGGTCGTTGCGGTGCTTGTAGACGATCTGCCTGACGCGCTCGAGGCTGATGTCAAACCGCTCTCCGATCTCTCGGAAGCTGGCCTTGTCCAGCCTCATCGAAATAATCTCAGCGTTTCGCTCTCTCAGTTCCATCGTCTGCCCTCCCAATTTCCTCGCCGTCTTTGAAACGGATGCCCACCAGCCGGCAGTTCGGAAACAGCTCCTTGATGGCATCCAAAAAATCTCGGTCCTCGTCGCTCAATTTTGCGCGTATGCGCATTCGTTCAACTGTTCGATCTGTTTTCATCAGACACAACTCCGGGCCTTTGGCCTGCTTGGAAGCACAGCTACTCGGCTCACCTTTGTCTGCTCGTTGCGCCTAATGGCCACGCAGATCAACGGACAGCCCGTAGGTCCTCCCTGCGATTTTTGCCTGCTTCGAGTTTCGGTCGAGTGTGGGAATAGCACCGCTGGTTGCGGTCTGCTGTTGTCATAGACACAAGATCTTGTGATAAGATTCTTGCATCTGGTTCAGGCGGCAAACCGATAACCAGATTCGAGGCCTCACTGTCCTGTCGGGAGTGAGGCCTCATTCGTTCTGAAACTACGTGATTCACGATCAGTCTGCAACCATGAAAGGCCAGACCGTCCAAACGACCCAAGCGATCATCGCCCAGTCGTTCCAGCTCAGCACCAGCAGCGAAAACCACACAAGAGCGTAGAGCTGGAACATGGCTAGTGCGCGCCTCCGGGGCACAGGAATCGATCCTCGGGAATGTCCGAGGCAGGGAAACCGTCACCAAGCCTGATGTAGTTCTGCCGACCGTCCTGCGATTGCAGGATGTAGTCGCCGGGAGACTCGATACGCTGGTCGCGGATCTCGAGCAGCGTGGATGCGAACAGGGCTCTGCGCGCAAATGATGTTGATGGATCTGACATTCTCATTCTCCTTCTCTTGGTTTTAGCATCAGCTCCCGCTCATGGCAGAACTGACACTGGAAATGGTCGTGGTCGTCGGCGTAGCCCTCACTGATAACACCGTCGACGCAATGCGCGTTCGGGCACTTGGCCACGCGCAGCAGCTCCTTGGCGTGGGCCAGGGCGAGCTCGGTCTCGGTGTACTTCTTGTTTGCGCCAGTCGCAGCAACCTCGAAGTCATCGCTCATCGGAACCTCCAGTATTCGTCATCCTCCGCTCGCCTACGACCTATCCAGCGGCCGAGCTCCATGGCTCCGATCGCGGAAAAGATGCCGGCGCCGTAGCAGGTCAGGCCGAGCATGAACAGGTCAAAGCCTGTCACAGCTCCACCACTACGTTGATGACATTGCCGATCTTCTCGGTCAGCTCGCGGTAGCTCGAGATCTGGTACTGCAGCTCCTCGAGGTCGTTGCGCACTGGCTCAGGAGGGCAGTCGGTGATCGGATTGAGGCGCTCCTCGTTCTGGCCGTACATCCTGATCTGCACTGACGTCAGCCGATTGAGCTGCAGTTCGAGGTTGCTGTTTACATCGCTGAGCTCGCTGGCCTGTCGGCGTATCACGCCCTCCGCGCTTGCTGTGGCCACTTGGCCCATTGCTTCACTCATACTGGAATCCTCTTCTTTTTGGCTTGGTTGCGAATAAAGTTCCGCAAGTAGTTGGATTTGCTCACGCCTTCGCGTTTTGCCAGTGCTTCCAGGGCATTGTTCTCGCGAGGGCTGAGCCGCATGTGGAACTGCTTGTCTTTAATCTCCATACGGGCTACAGTAAACACGTTTGTAAACACAGTCAAATAAACTTACGCGAGGAAAAAATGGATACCGAAAATCAAGAATCTGTCCGTGAGGACGAAGCATCAGAAGGGCTCGAAAACCGAGTCATAACTTTCAACATCAACGACGCTGCCATCGCTGAGATCAAAGAGGATCTCGGAGAGGTCGACGCCTATAAGGATCTGGCTGGCGCCAAGGCTGCGAAGAAAACCTTGACCAAGATGCGCACCACCCTGGGCGAGGCTCACAAGGCAGCCAAGGCAGACGCGCTGGCCTACGGTCGACGCTGTGACGGCGAGAAGAATCGCCTGCTCGAGCTCATCGCTGAGATCGAGGACCCGATCACCGAGCAGCTCGACGAGATCAAGAACGCCGAGGCTCGCGAGGAGCAGCAGCGACAGGACAAGATCATGGAGGGCATCGAACAGATCCAAGCCTTCGCTCTTGACCGTCACGATCTGACGTTCGACCAGCTCAACGAGCGACTCGACACCCTGCTATCCCTCAAGGTTGACCCGGATTTTTACGCCGAGCACACCGAGGATGCAGAGAATGCCAAGGAGGTAGCCGAATCCAAGCTGCGCATCGCCATCATCAATGAGCAGTCGCGGCTCGAAGAGGTAGCCAAGAACGAGGCCATCGAGGCTGAGAACAAGGAGCTGCGCGAGAAACTGGCCAAGTCTGAGGCCGAGCAGGCCGAGAAGGATGCAGCCCAGAAGGTCATCGACGATGCCGCTGCTGCTGAGCAGAAGGAGAAGGATGACGCTCGCCAGAAGGAGCTCGACGATCAGGCCGAAGAGCAGCGCATCGCTCAGGAAAAGATCGACGCCGACGCTGCCGAGAAGGCCCAGAAGGAGGCCGACGACGAGGCTGCTGCGCTCGCCGCCATTCAGGCACCAGACCGAGAGAAGCTGACGCTGTTCGCTGATGCCGTTGGCCATCTGGTCAATGTGAAACCCACGCTGCAGTCGGACGCCGGCAACCAGATCCTATTGGACGCGGTCGCCAGCCTGCTGCAGGTCAAGAGCTACATCGAAACCAAACGCGAGGAACTGTAATGTCAGAAGATCATCCAGAGTACAACACCGAGTCCGAGGACCCGATCATCAACAAGGACGGCGAGCAGGTCGGAGTGCTGCGCCATGTATTCCAGACGCCGGCAGCACCGCTACCGCCAGAGCGCGACAAGCTGTTCGCTGCACTGGCCAAGGCCCAGGGCGAGATCCAGTCCGCGATCGCAGACAAAGAGAACACGCATTTCAATTTCAAGTACGCGGATCTCGATGCCTGTTGGGAGGCTTGCCGCAAGCCATTGAGTGACAACGAGCTGGCGGTCATCCAACTGCCAGAGGTAGGCGAGAACAGCGCCGTGACCATGCGCACGATCCTTGGCCACAGCTCAGGACAGTCGATCTCCAGCGTCTACACGATGCACCCCGACAAGACGACACCGCAGGGCATCGCGTCCTGCATGACGTACCTCAGACGCTACATGCTGTGCGCCATGGTCGGGATCTCGCAGGAGGATGACGACGCCAACCGGGCGAGCGCAGATCCAGACGAGTACGACCGCATCAGCAAGACGCAGGTCGACGAGCTGCTGGTGCTGGCTGACAACCTGTTCAAGAAGTCTGCCGATGCCGTGGTCGAGAGGATGCTGGCCAAGGTGTTCGAGCTGACCGCGCTCAAGGACATCCCCGCGGAGCTCTTCGAGCAGGCCAAGACGCTACTGGAGAATCAGGCCAAGCGTGAGAACAAGGCAGCCAAGCCGACGCCGAAAGCCAAGACCGACAAGGAGAAGCTGGCCGAGCTCGAAGCGGACAAGAAGTAATGGACTGCCGGATCATCCGAGTCGAGCAGGGATCTGACGAGTGGCTGGACCTACGCCGCTCGCGGATCACCGCCTCGAGACTGGGCGATGTCATGGCAGACCCCAAGACCAAACGCTACCAGAAATACCGCAAGGAAAAGGTCCTCGAGCTGCTCGGCCACAAGAATGTCGAGGAGGCTCCCGAGTGGGCGCGGCATGGCAGGGAGAACGAGCCCAAGGCCATCGCCGGCTACGAGTGGAAGTACGAGATCGACGTCGAGCACAATGTATTCCTGATCTCGAAGGAGTACGACTGGCTCGGCGCCAGCCCGGACATGCTGCATCTCGTTGACCCGATGCCACCGGAGGCCAGCGAGCCGGAGTACGACGAGGGAGGAGAGATCAAATGCCGCGCGCTGTTCAAGAACTACAAGGCAGCGCGCGAGCAGGCCGAGCGATACAAGGGCATGAAGCTGGCGGTCCCGGCCTGCGATCGGCACCAGATGCAGGGCAATATGTGGCTGACTGGTTGGGACCGCTGGTGGTACGTGAATTTCTACATCGGTGACGACCTGGAGGGTGGCCTGACACAGAAGGTCCACCGGGTAGCGTATGCTCGCGACCAGAAACTAATCGACGCCATGGAGATCCGCTGTTTGAAATTCATGGCTGAGTGTTACGAGAGGGCTGGACTGTAATCAAAACCGGAATCATTCCGGTCTACAAATCGGAGAGAAATGTGAGTGAAAGCAACGAAGAACAGAACGACTTTGAAGATGTACCTGCAGTAGAAACGCCGGCAGAAGAGACCGCGCCTACGGCACAGCCAGAGCCATCGGCCGTGCATGAGGGCGTCAAGAAAGCGATCGCAGAGCAGGCCGCCAAGCAAATACAGCTCGCGCCATGCCCTTGCGGTAGCCCCGAGTCAAACCTGATGCTGGACGTTCCGCAGGGCAGCAAGATAGGCCGCGCGTCATGCGGAGCTTGTGGTGTCTGGGGAGTCGACTTCTTGGTGCCGAGAGTTCAGGACCAAGAGCTCGTCGGCAAGTACGCAGCGAAGGCATGGAACGAAGCGCCTCGGGCTGTATGATGTAGATTCTTTCCTCGCGGAGAGAGCACCGGAGGCCGACCGGACTTAACTCAGGCATTAAGGGGCTGCTCATCGAGCGGCCCTTTTTTATTCCGCTGCGAGAATGCCGACCGAGTCCTCGAGGTCGTCGATGTCCTCTTTGATGGCACCGATGCTGGTATTGATCTGGCCAATTGAAACGTCGATCGATGCGAGCGAGGCCGCATACGTGGCGCCAGTGTCTCGGATCAGTACCTCCTCGACGACCGCCTTGATCTGCGCCTCGTTGAGAGCGTCCGAGCCGGCGCTGAATACTCCCATCGCCCAACCAATCACACCCAGGACGCCTGCAGTCACAACGGCTGTGACTACGTTACTTATCAAGGCTTTCTGGTCCATCAGACTCCTCCTTTTCCTCGTACTTGGCTCGAACCTTGGCGCGTCTGGCGTCAGCCTCAGCTACCTCGTCCTCCACCCTTTTTTTTAGCGCGTCGATCTCAAGCTGATCGGCCTCATGGTCATCCTCGAGGGACTCGATCAGGTGTTGCTGCTGCACGTAGCGATACTCGGCCTGCTCCGCGTAGTCTGCCAGCTCCTCCTCATGGTCCTCGCAGCAATCCTCGGCCTGTGCAACCAGCATCGCGTACTCGGTCTCGGTCAGCAGGACGCTATCGGGCGGGGGTGTATAGGTAGGGGTAGGGGTCTGGGTCGGGGTGACTGTTACCGCTTCGGCCAAGTCGACCGTCATGCTGCGCGAGCCACCAAACTCAAAACCGACAGATCCTTGGACTGCAGTCTCGCTGCCAGCCATACCGACCGCCACTGTGAATGCGGTGTTGCGATCGTTGTCCATCATGTAGGCATAGCCGATCGCGTAGCCAGTCGTGTTGCCGATCCTGCTGATGCCGCCAGTCATGCGGGAGTGCTGGTCCCGCGGCAAGTGAACCTGCATCGCAGTCTGGGCAGCAATGACCTCGCGCGCTGACTGATACCACTTGTTGACGGTGCTGTGATTGTTGTTGACCGTGGTGATCCACTCGGTAGGGATCTCGCCGGGAGGGCCCTGCTCACCCTGCTCACCCTGGGGGCCGGCTGGACCCGGAGGCCCTTGCGGACCCGGAGGTCCCTGCTCGCCATCCTCACCCGGAGGACCTTGTGGACCGGGAGGGCCCTGATCGTAGTGGCCGCACTGTTGATGTGCTTCATGGCAGACCTTGTCGTCGCCACCGCCAGCCTGAGCTCGCTGCGAGTACAGGACCGCCATGCTCAGGAGTAGCAGGCCGACCAGCGTCCAGCTTACTTTGCTGCTCAGTCTCATAACGCCACCGCTATCAGTCCGAGAGCGATCAGCCCTCTGTAGAACCAGTTGTCCATCTCATGTGCCCTCCGCTCCCGCTGGAGCTGCTCGTCCCTGACCTGCGTGAACTGCATCTGCAGCTTGCCGGCCTCGATTAAATGATTGTACGACCTGCTGAGCGCCTCGAGAGCTGCTGCATTCTCAAGCGCGATGTCCGTATTGCCGCCTGCGACGATCGTGTACTGCACCAGCGCAGCGAACTGCTCCTTGGTGAATGTCACGCTGTCCTCAGTAGCGGACGCGGGAGAGGGGATCTCAGGCAGCCTGAGTGGCTGCTGGATCTCGACAGTTGCCGGCGTCAGATCCCAGTCTGGCAGATCAACCGGGTTTTGACTGGCGCACCCGCTCAGACTCAAAAGCACTGAGCAGATCATCCATCGAAGTGTCCTTGTCACTGACTGTCTCCAGCTTGGCGAGTGTGGCCTCGGCCGCGAGTTTAGCACCAGCTTTGTGCTTCTCCGCTTTTTTGTTCAGCTTCTCAGCCTTGTCCTGATCTTTCTTGATGGCCGTGCCGAGGAGATGGTCACGATTGGCCTCGGTTTTGCGCAGCGCCCTGCCATCCCTGCCAAGGATGGCGAGCGCCAGACCCAGGAGAAAAACTCCGAGGCCTATGATCCAGCCCTTCACCGGATCACCTTTTCCTTTTTGAGGTAGCCGACTGCGGCAGACGCGAGGGCTGTGGATCCTGCGATCAGGCCAGCAGTAGGTGAGATCTCAGTGAATGTTGCGACCATTTCCCAGACTACGGCCGCGGCCATGCCGGCGATCGTCGCGGCGGTGATGGTACTTGATGGTTTATTCATGGCAGCCTCCTTGCTGTCAGAATCTTACGAGCACACTCCATCAGCGAGTGTGGTGTCACCGTCACCGACCGAGCGGCAGTCGCCGTAGGTATCGACGTCCGGTGTCTCTCCGACAGGGCAGGAGACAAGGGTATTGTCAGCGCCACACTCGAAGAAGTCCTTTTGTGCTACCGGCGCAGGACAGCCGGCCAAGCAGAGAGTCAGAACGATCAGAAGATATTTCATGTCAGTCTCCGTACTCCAAGAAGTCGGTCGCGAGGATAGCGCGAAATCTTCACGGTGTCAGACTGGTTGCCGCCGAGGATCTCGATGAGATTCCCGCTGACGCCAGAGTAGAAACCGACATGGCCCTGGGCCGTAGTGTTCTCGGGCCCCGGCTGATCTCCCTTGCCTCGCTTGATGATGACGATGTCACCGGGCTCGGCCTGATCGAGGGTGATGCCGATGCCAATGTTCAGCCACGATCGCGCGCGCAGATCCTTGGACCTCGGCAGGCGAGCGAGCCAGCAGATGTAGTTCGCAAAGGCTGAGCACCACGGAACCTCGTCCTCACTGGGCCAGTCGTTGTCGAGCTTGAGCATGGCCATGATCTGTGGATTGTCGACGTTGCCACCGACCTCCTTGATGCCAGTGAACCGTTGCGCCAAGTCGTAAGCATGTCCGTGTGAAAATCTCATCGTTTTCTCCTGAATTTTTCGCGCCTTATCGCCAGCATCTCATCAGCGGTTGCAGCACACTCCTCGAGCGTCGGCTTGGTTGCGTTGTCACGATAGTAGCCGGGGTGAAACGTCCAGCCAGTTACCTCGGCAAAAAATATATCCCATGCTGCTTTTTCTTCTTCGGTCATTGTCCATCCTCAAGGTCGGCTGCAGCCTGATCGTAGTCGTGCAGGAAGTCCTCGATCTCATCTCGAATCAGGCTGAGCATGTTGGCTGCGCGAGCACGGCCACCGGGCCGAGCTCCATCGCCAGCCCAGAACTCGAAACTGATCTGACTATCACAGTCTCGAAAGTGCAGCTCTCCCCTGAGCTCGTTGCCATCCTTGGTGATTAGCGTGTGCATTGATGTCATTGCACCGGCCGGGTAGTCCTCGATCGGCCGGGTGAAAAATCTCTTGTTCCTGATGACTACCACGGCCTGCGATTCTGCCCCGCGGAATCCCACCGCCAGCCGGTCAAGGTCTCGGCGCCTGTGTCCCAGGTTACATCCAGCCGAGCCATGTCGCTGTTGCCCATCTCGAGATCCTGACCGGGTACTGGGTTGTAGCTTGGGTCGATGACCTTGTGAGCATTGATGACCCACTGGCGAGCGTTCGAGAGCATGAAGCGTGGCGAGACCTCGATGATCTTGTCGCCCAACATCTCGAGCATCATGTACTTGGAGATCCCCTGCAGGCTGGCCGGCAATGCCGGCGCCGTGACCGCAGCGCCATCGTTGTTGCGCACGACCGAGCTGGCCATCACGCCATTGGTGACAGGGTTCTCCGAATAGATGACAGGCACATCGTCGATGTACTGCACCCAGATGTGATCGCCGGGGAACCACTCGCACCAGAAATATCCGGGCAGGTTTTGAAAGTTGCGCGGAGGTCCTCCCGCCACTGTCTCCTTGAAGTAGCCGCCAGCGCCTTGGCCATAGAGATTCATTATCGGCCTGACGCAGTAGTCTCCGGGCGGCACGATCATGCCGGCAGGTCCGCAGCTATAGCCGAGGCTCTCGGCCAGCATCAGCTTGTTCATTATCCAGCGGTCAGCCAGCGGCAGCTTGTGGTAGACCTCGCGGTCTGAGATGTACGGTGCTTCGGTAATCATGTGCCTATTGCCTCCAAGAAAACTGCGTGACTGGCCACCGCCGAACCTGATCCGGTAGCCCTGATCTCGGTATCGACATCCGTGTTGCCGTTGCCGGTCGATGGAGACTTGGCTACGCCGTTGTTGCGGTTGACGCCGAGGCACCCGTTGGTGACGCCGTCGCCGGCATCATTGGAAACGGTGTCCAGCAAGTACCATACATCGACTGTCCTATCGACCGCGCCGCCAGTCCTGAATAAGTACCGAGCCGTGACCGTGCCGGATGAATTGTTGTTGGTGTACCGGATGTCCCAGTTCAGGCCCTCGTTGACGTCTGGCTGGTCTGGCCACCATCTGTCTCTTATACACATCTCCGAGCCCACGAGACGTAGAGGAATCTCGTAT